TGTGTCGTGGGTAAGAATAGCAGGATCTGATTATAAGGAGCATGTTACCTATAAATTTTACGCACCAGATAACGAAGTACAGGAGATTTTTAGGAGAATGAACAATGAGTAAAAAAGACATTGATTTAAAAGCATGGTTTTCGCAAAACGGCATTTCAATTCGTTATGAGTGGATGTCTCTTCAAGAGTACGAGATAAATGGTTATCGACAAGCGTATGTTACTGCTTATGTAAAAGCCAGTAGTTTTCAAAACGCTCGTGAACAAGCGGAAGAAGCACTTCTTAATAGTGAGGATTATTTTTTAGAGGAAGTGTATGGGACAACTTATATTCGCCGATGTTCGGATCGAAAGAAAAAAGAGTATTTTTAACGAAGAGGAGAACAACAATGAGTAAAAGATTAACAGGTGAACGGCTACGTAAACAACTAGTTAAACGTGGTGTCAACGAGTACGTTATAGAACAGCGTGTAGTTGAAAGTCGGAAGGCAGGCAGTGCTAAACGTGCTAACAATATGCGAGATGTTGTGTGGCAGCGTCTGTATGGAGATAGATGGGAAGCCATTGTTAAAACTTTGACAGCCATGAAGAAAAGTTGTTACTACGAAATCAAGCGTTGGAAGACAAGTGAGATTGTTATACTGCCCAACGCCGCTACTATTGAGTACGCAACTTTATTATGTGGTGCGTTGAAGTTTCATCTTCGCAAGTTACAGGAGCTAAAGAAACAATGGAAGCCCCTCAAAGATCACGACGACTACTTACTACATGTAGCATTGGATGTGTTTAGAGATGAGGAATTAAACGTAGCGCACATGCGACTTAGTACACATGAACAGGACAGACTACGCGAGCCTAGAAGAAACAAGGTAGGGTTACTGTTACTAAGTGACATGGCTACAAGCCCGAAGTATAGACAAGCGAGGGAGGATTTATATGTCAAGAATGAGAGCGTATCTACACGCACGTAATGTGCAAAAGAAAGAAAAGTATTTTACCAAGAAGAGACAAGAGCGTGTTCAACAAGGACGAGTGTTGAAGCGCAACCAACGTCAAAGAAAAGGAGAGTGAAGATGATTATATATGTGATAAGTGGTGGTGGTGGTTCTTTTGAAGTGTTTTCAAATAAGAAAGACGCTGAGAAAGCTGCAAAAAAAGAGGATTATGGTGGTGTTCCTATCTCTATGGATAAACACATAATTAAAACTAAAAAGGAACTTATAGATGTAATGAATCACCATGCAGGCGGTTGGGATCAAATGCATTAAAGAACTGAGTGCGTGCGCGAGAGAACAACCTAGCAAACTGTTCTCTTGCGGTTTGTTTATATTACGATTACAATTAAGTTTAACTATAAGAAAGGAGAACTTATGCGACCGATTAAGGTTCTTGAATTACAAAACAAACACGAGGTAGATTTAATAGCTACCTGCGTGCTTGATGTACTGAGTGATTTCAAAGACTCAGTATCCACACAAACTCTGGTAGATGAGTGTAGTCAGGACGGCGTGTCCTCTCCTGCTACTACCAATAGAAAAATTAGTTTATTAAAAGGTAAGAATTTTATTGACAGTAAGTTTATAAAAGATAAGCGCCAGATACTAATAAAAGTTTCCTCTATTGGAATGAACTACTTAAAAGAATGGGAGAAAAATAATGCGTCCTGTAGATGAGAATAGTGTTCGTAGTGTAATTATAAGCTACATGAAAAAATCCCCTGTAAAGGAACACACGGCAAGAAGTTTATCGAATGTTTTAAAAAAGAATGAAGGGCATGTACGAGCAACCATGTTGAGATTGTGCAAAGAAAATATACTTGGTAAAACTTTTTCTGAAGAAACTTTTAAAAATGGGCAAAGAAAAAACGTTTTCTTCTTGCGAGAAAATGATTTTATAGATCCATCAATTGTGTCAAGACCTCCTCAGAGAGAGACATTATGACTCACGTCTTATCGTTTATTTTTGGGGCTTTAGTGATATTTGCATTTTTCGAAACGAACACCAGCCAACTAAAAAAACATTGGCAGTTTGCTTATCAAGTTGGACGTGATGACGGATACACGTTGGGTAAGGCAGAGTTTGATTTAAGTTACGAAGAGCTTGAAGCAAAATGTATGTTCCTTTACGCAGAGGAATACAAAAGATGACTAAGATAATTACCATAGACGGATTCGATAAGGCAATCATGGGACGCTCCTGTATTTGGGAGAGGACAGGGCATCGCGAAGACAGGGTTGTTTATTCAGGAGAAAAAATTGTAGAGATACTAGTGGAAAGAGATGGTATGACTTCTGATGAAGCACTGGAGTATATTGAATTTAATATAGAGGGAGCCTACGTGGGGGAACAAACTCCTGCAGTTTTGTGGAGAGATTTAGACGAGGAAGAGTTTCAGTGATTAAACCAAGAATGTACTGTAAATCTTGCGACACATTTAAACAAGTTAATTTAGGTAGGCGTGAAGGCAATGACTGGATTTGTGTTTCTTGCTTTAAAAAAATAGAAGATAAATTTAATGGCAAAAACAAAAGATAAGATTCCAGTAAAACAAAAAGTTTATAATCTTTTACTTAAAAATTATGGTAAAGGTTTCACTACCCCAGAGGTGGCTTCGGTGCTTCGCCTTGAGATACAGGCTGTGCGTAATGCCATGTTCACGCTAGTCTCTAACAGATCTGTGTATAAAGTCCCACATAAAAGAGGTTGCTTTAAATTTTTTGCTAAAGATCCAAAAGCTCCGTTTTCAAATCAGGACAACACTTACAACAATATGGATTATCTGTCGTTGTTCGGAAAGTCAAAAGCGTCTATAACCAAGAAAGATCGGGTACACATTCGAGCGTACAAATTTTTTAATTAGAAGGGAAAGTAATGACAGAAAAACTAACAGAGAAATTTAAAAGTGTTCTTGGTAAATCTTTTGACGATGCTGATAAGGAAAATGACAGGACGTTGGAGATTGCGGCAAAACGTAGTGTTGGTTTAAATATAGATATGCCGGAGACTCATTCTATTTTGGTGGCTACGCCCATGTATGGGGGCATGTGTACAGGACACTACACCATAGCAATAATGAACTCTATAGAAGCACTTAAAAAAATAAAAGTGGAAACTTTACTTGCCAGTGTGATGAATGAGTCTTTGATACCTCGTGCAAGAAACGAACTGGTGAGATTGTTTTTGGATCAAACTAAATGTTCACATCTTATGTTTGTAGACGCAGATATGTATTTTTCCCCTAACGCAATCACTACTCTTTATAAAGCTGACAAAGATATTATTTGTGGGATATACCCAAAGAAAGAAATGGATTGGAGCAAAGTATCAAAGGCGGCCCAAAATGGTATAGCAGACTTGGAGAATCACGCATCATCATTTGTTGTTAACTTACCTCATGGCGTGGACAAAGTTGAACCTGATGAAGAGGGGGTTGTAGAAGTTAGACATGGGGGAACTGGTTTCATGTTAATCAAACGCCAAGTCTTTGAAAAACTAGCACCACACGTTCCTGAGTATCGAGCATCAACAAAACGTAATGAAAAACAAGAATATATAAAACCTTTAGTAAGACAATTCTTTGACACAAGTATAGATGAAACAGGCTGTTTATTATCTGAGGATTATCATTTTTGTGGATTATGGAAAAAACATGGTGGCAAAATTTACGCTAACACTAAACTAAAATTTAACCATATAGGCACACAAATTTTTGGAGGGAGTATTGAATAATGTTTAATAAAAAAGAATCGAGTACAACAGATACACAGGTGGGCGGCACACATTATAAAGAGATGGGAAGCGCACAGCCGTGGGAAGTTTTAAGTAAGTGGTTAAGTCCTACACAATTTAAAGGGTACTTGTTAGGAGAAGCTATTGCATATCTTGCACGAGTAAATATAAAAGATACTCCCGGCAAGGGAGGTTTACAAGATATTAAGAAAGCACACCATACTCTCACGCACTTAATAGAACAGTTAGAAAAGTGACACCAGAAAAAAAAGTAAAGAATAAAGTTGTAAAGATTTTAAAAGAATTAGGGGCGTACTATTTCTACCCTGTACAGACTGGGTATGGAAGAGCAGGTATCCCTGATATTGTTGGATGCTATCGAAGTCATTTCTTTGGCATCGAATGTAAGGCCGGTAAAAATAAAGCTACAAGTTTGCAACTTGTTGAGTTAGAAAAAATACGAGATGCAGCGGGAATAGCAATAATTATTAATGAGGAGAACGTGAATGAAACAGCGAGACTTATTAAAGGAGAGTAAATGAGTGCGCCGTTTGAGCGCATACTAGTTATTGATTTTGAAACTAGGTGGGATAAAAAAGACTACACCCTAAGAAAACTTACAACAGAAGAATACATTCGACATGAGAAGTTTAAAGCCTTTGGTGTAGGGTATCGGTACTACGGAGAAGACGAGGTAACTTGGGTATCTGAAAAAGATTTACCTGAGTTCTTTGACTCTGTACCGTGGGATACGACTGCAGTGCTGGCACACAACGCACAGTTTGATGTAGCTATTCTGTCGTGGGTGTATGGACACACACCTTGTTTTATATTTGATTCACTGTCAATGGCTCGTGCGCTACGAGGGCTAGAAGCAGGCAACAGTTTGATGCAGCTTGCCAAAGAGTTTGGCTTACCTCCGAAAGGTGATGCGGTTCACAGCACTGATGGGTTAGAATTTTTAACTCCTGAAATAGAACAAGAGCTTAGTGATTACTGCAAGCATGATGTTATGCTATGTGAAGAAGTATTTAATCGCTTGTATAAAGGCTACCCTAAGAAAGAGTTAAAGCTAATTGACATGACATTAAAAATGTTTGTCAATCCAGTATTACAGTTAGACAGCGATATGCTACAGGTTGCTCTGGAAGAGGAGCAGCAAAAGAGAAAGTCTTTGTTAGCTAAACTTAATGTGGAAGAAAAAGATTTAGCTAGTAACGATAAGTTTGCAGAAGTGTTGCGGAGTATGAGTATCAAACCTCCAACAAAGATTAGTGTGCAGACAGGTAAAGAAGCCTACGCATTTGCAAAGAACGATGCACTATTTCAACAGCTTTTAAATTCTACCAATGAAGACATAGCTTCTTTATGTCAGGCTAGGCTGGCTGTTAAGTCTACACTAGAGCGCACCAGAGCGCAGAGGTTCTTGGATATATCTAAGCGAGGAGCATTACCTGTACCTCTTAACTATTATGGAGCGCACACTGGGAGATGGTCAGCTAGTAAAGGATCAGGCTTAAACTTACAGAACTTAAAAAGAGGTTCGTTCCTACGTAGTTCTATAATGGCCCCAAAAGATTCTGTGCTTATAGTGTGTGATTTATCACAGATTGAACCTCGTATCCTAGCGCACCTGACAGATGACTACAACATGCTTGATATATTTTCAAGAGGTGGAGATCCTTACGCAGCGTTCGGGGCAAGGATGTTTAACATTCCCGGCATGACAAAGAAGACTCACCCTGAGTTACGGCAGTCAGCTAAGTCAGCATTACTAGGCGCGGGGTATGGGCTAGGGTGGTCAGCTTTTGCTGCTCAATTATTAACAGGGTTTCTAGGAGCGCCCCCTCTCAGATACACAGAAGAAGATGCTTACAAGTTAGGGGTAACGACAGAAGATGTGTATGACTTTCTTGATATGGAAGATACAAAGGAAAGACTTAGTGATATAGCGTGTACCTGTACACAGAAAGAATTAATCATACACGCTGTGACTGCTAAAAAGATTATAGATAAGTATCGGGAGGCCGCAGCACCTGTTAAAAGTTTTTGGAGATGGTGCGGTGATCGTATTGATGATTCCTTATCTGATGATGGGAATGACTTTAAGCAAGGTAAGGTGTATACTTATAAATGTTTACAAGTGCAGTACGAAAAAGTAGTATTGCCAAGCGGTCTTTGTTTACGGTATCCTAATTTAAGACCGGATAAAGATGACAAAGGTCGTTTGCAGTGGGTGTACGGTGAGAAGAAGAAACGATTGTACGGTGGTAAGTTAACCGAGAATATAGTTCAAGCCGTTGCTCGATGTGTTATGACAGATGGAATGCTACGAATACAAAAGAGGTATTCGTGTGTGTTAACTGTGCATGACGAAGTTGTATGTGTTGTACCAAAGGTGGAGGAAGAAGAAGCGAAAACTTGGGTTTTGGCTCAGATGACTATGGAGCCAAAGTATTTGCCGGAGCTTCCTCTTAACGCTGATGTTGATTCAGCACTTAGATATGGAGATGCGAAATGAGAATACCAAAAAAAGTAACGGTAGGTAAAACTGACTACCGAATACATAAAGTAACTAGGATGGATAAAGTTGGAGCAATGGGAGAAATTGATTACGATACTAAGGATATCACCATTGCAGCACGTAGTAGTAGAAAGCCACACAGAAAATTTTCTAAGGAAGAAATGGCTGATACATTTTGGCATGAGATTACTCACGCTATTCTTAAAGACATGAACTCAAAGCTGCATACTAACGAATCATTTGTGGCTAAGTTTGCAAACAGGCTTACAACAGTAATTAGCACAGCAAAATTTTAATGGATCAAAAGATACGCTGGTCACATTCATCATTAAAAGATTATGAGGGGTGCGCTCGTCGGCACTATGAAGTAAAGGTATTAAAAAATTACCCGTTCATAGAAACCAAACAAGTTATCTACGGAAAAGAATTTCATACAGCCGCAGAAAACTTTGTTAAAGATAACACTCCACTACCAAAACAATTTTCTTTTTCTCAACAGTTACTAGACTCTCTTCTTAAAAAGGATGGAAGAAAGTTTCCTGAGTATGAAATGGGGGTAACAAAAAACATATCCCCATGTAGTTTCAATGACAAGGATGCGTGGGTGAGAGGAATTATTGATTTGTTAATTGTTGATGATGAGAACTTTACAGCGTGGGTGTTTGATTATAAAACAGGGAATGACAAATACCCTGACATAGATCAATTAAAGTTAATGTCTTTGTTAACATTTGCACACTTTCCCCACGTTAAAGAAATAAAAGCAGCGTTACTTTTTGTAGTTAAAAACAGCATTGTAAAACATAAAGTTACAGTAGCTGATAGAGATAAGTTGTGGTGGGAGTACCGGGAGAGAGTTGCAAAACTTGAAGCATCTTATGCAAACGATGTTTGGAACCCCACGCAGACACCCTTATGTAATTGGTGTCCTGTCAGTAGTTGTGAGTTTAATCCAAGACATTAGTTGAAAGGAGACTAAATGGAAATTCTAGATAACAAGGCGTTGTTGCTACGCACACGCAGTCCAGACAAGTACAACATAATACCTTACAGTAAAGTTGTATCAGAAGAAAATGGTATTAGTTTAGTTGCTGTACGGTGGGGCTTAGAAGAAGTAAGAGTATTAAAAAATTTAGGGGTAAGAGAAGTACCTTCTCCTATCAATGGAAAGTACACATGGCCCGGACGGTTTGTTCCAATGGAACATCAGAAAGAAACATCTTCGTTTCTAACATTAAATAATAGAGCGTTTGTATTCTCAGAACCCGGCACTGGTAAAACATTATCAGCTTTGTGGGCAGCAGACTATCTGATGAGAACTAAAAAAGTTAGACGTTGTTTAATCTTATGCCCTGTCTCTATTATGCACAGTGCGTGGATGAGTGATCTTACTAATAGTATTATTCACCGCAGTGCAATAGTAGCGCATCATCAAAAAGCATCGCGTCGTGTAGAGATGGTGCAAGGGGATTATGAGTTTGTCATTATTAATTATGATGGGTTAAATCTTGTGGCTGATGAGATCAATGCTAATGGTAAGTTTGATTTAGTGATTGCTGATGAAGCCAATGCTTACAAAAACGTATCAACTAAACGTTGGAAGTCTTTGAACAAGATACTAAGGCCAGATACTTCATTGTGGATGATGACAGGTACACCAGCAGCACAATCTCCTCTTGATGCGTATGGTCTGGCAAAGTTAGTTAATCCAAAAGCTATACCAAGATTCTTTACAGCGTGGAGAGACTTAACAATGAACAAAGTAACAATGTTCAAGTGGCTTCCCAAGAGAGATGCACAAGATAACGTTCATCGTGTGCTACAACCTGCTATCCGATTTACGAAGCAACAGTGCTTAGACTTACCCCCTGTAATAACTTTGACTAGAGCAGCTAAGTTAACAGCGCAACAACAAAAGTATTATTTAATGTTGAAGCAAGAGATGATTGTTAAAGCTGCTGGAGAAACAATCAGTGCTGTCAACGCAGCTACTGAGGTTAACAAGCTACTACAAATTAGTGCAGGTGCAGCATACGCTGACAACGGAGAAGTAGTTGAGTTTGATTGTAGCTCTCGACTAAATGTTCTGATGGAAGCGTTAGAGGAAACAGATAGAAAGGTCTTGGTGTTTGCTACCTATCGACACTCTATAGATACTATTGTTTCTTATTTAGAGTCAAAAAATATATCATGTAAAAAAATTGATGGATCAGTTAGCGTATCTAAACGCACCCAGATATTTAAAAACTTTCAAACTACAAGTGACCCTAGAGTTTTGATAATACAACCACAGTCTGCAGCACACGGTGTCACACTTACTGCAGCCGACACTGTTGTATTTTGGGGGCCAGTTATGTCTACTGAAACCTACATTCAATGCTGTGCTAGATCAGATCGTAAAGGTCAGAACAGTGACAAGGTAACAGTCATACATATTGAGGGTAGTGACATTGAGCGTAAGATGTTTAAGCGCTTGGCTTCACGAGTAAAGAACAATAATTTATTAGTTGAACTATATGAGGAGGAAATAAAAACGCTTGACAAAAAGTAAAATATTTGACAAACTTTTTTTTTAAAGGAGATTCTGATGACTACAGAAAATGCAGTACCACTCGACAAACTTGCAGCTTGTCGTAGAAAAATTAAAGCTAAGATTCAAGAGATTGATAAGGATGCTGAGAATAAAAAGAAGTCTTTACAAGACAAACTAACTTTACTGGATCAAGGTATCAAAGATCAGATGTTGGCGTTGGGAGTTAAGAGTGTGAAGACTGAGCAAGGCACTATCATTCTTAGTGAGAAGACAACGTATGCTACTAATGACTGGGCAGAGATGGACAAGTTTGTTGTAGAGAATGCAGTGCCTAGTTTGTTGCAGCGCCGCATCTCACAAACAAACATTCAACAGTACCTACTTGAGAACCCTGACAATATTCCTGCTGGGTTGTATAGCAATACTAACTATCAAGTATCAGTGCGGAAACCCACATGAGTTTTATTAAACTATCAATAGCAAATAGCGTATTTAAGTTGCGTGGGTCTAGTTCTGAGGGAGTAACAGAGCTAGATGTTGTGTTGATAAACGCTGCTAAAAACTACAGTAGAGTTTATTACACATCTACTTATGATCCAAACAATCCACGCAGTCCTGATTGTTGGTCTAGTAATAACGTAAAGCCGGATATGTTATCTCCTGAGATACAGTCTGATACATGTAGCACTTGTGAAAAGAATATAGCAGGATCAGGAGTGGGTGCTACAAGGGCGTGTAGGTTTTATCAATACGTCGCGTTGTTATTAGCCAATGATTTAGGCGGCGCAGTTATTCAGTTAGCTGTGCCGGGGTCTTCTATATTTGGTAAGACAGATGGTGGAAGCTACTCAATGAAATCTTATGCTAAATATTTAGTGCAAGAAAACATTGATCCTGAAATGCTTGTCACTAAAATGTCTTTTGACCCAACCTCTATGGCAGCAAAGATATTATTTAAACCTGCTAGGTGGTTGACTGCTGAAGAACAAGCTCTTGTTTTAAACCGAGGTAAGTCGGATGCTGCAATGAGAGCAATCAAGATGTCGTTTGCACCTGCGAGTGTGAGTAATATTGATGCAGCTAATTTAAAACTTACTGACAAAAACTTTGCAGTATTGTCGCAAGCTATGGGCATGACCGCAGATATTAAATTTAACTAAAGGAGTATTTTATGAGTGATTTGACCGTGTTGAACAAGAATAACTTTGCTGCTATGGCAGAAGCTATGGGCATGAACGCTGATACAGCAAAGAGTAGTGGTAGTACATTAGCGCGTCTTGCTATTGATACTAAAGGAGTGTTTGGAGAAACGTCTGTCAAAGGTAAAAAGAAAAAGGTGGAGATTGTTTCTGCTGGTAGTTATGTTCTTAAGAAAACTGATGGCACAAAACTGTTTCAAGAGACTGTAGAGATTAGATTGTACATTCAACGATTTCAGTACGAGTTGTATAAGCAGGACGGTGATAAGAAATCTTTTATTAGATCCGTGTTAGCAGGTAATTTTAGTAGTGATCTTCCTGATTCCGCAGGCGGTATGAACTGTGGTAGACAGCGAGGGTATGTTGAAGATTACAATTCACTTACGCAAGAACAAAAAGATGTTAAACGTGTAAGAGTATTATTTGGAGAAGTAAAATTCACTGACCCTGTAGATGAAGAAGGTAATGAAGTCGGCTCTGTTACAACTCCATTCATATGGGATGTTAAGAACAACGAAGCGTTTAAGATTATGGGGCAGCCTATCGCAGAGATGATGGAGCAGCAGATACTTCTTCCAGAGCGTTGGATTTCACTAGGAACAGAAGAGCGTTCATCTCCTTCTATAACATGGTATATTCCAACTGCTTCACTTCTTCCTGATGTATTGCCGTTAGGTAAAGAAGAGCAGAAACTGTTTGCAGATTTTAATGCTTGGATAAAAAATAGTAACGAGCAAACCATGAGTAAGCACAAGTCAACAAGTGTCGCGCCTGCTGCTCAGAGCGTGGAAGTTTTAGAAGATGTTGTTGAAGAGCCGGAAGTTCGTAAGGTAAAAAAGGTTGCGCCAGTGAAACCAAAACAGTCAGACTTAGGTAATGTTGTAGACGAGATTGATAATTGGGATACGGATGACTAATGGCGTACTCAGAAAAAACTAAACAGCTTATAGCTGATGCACCCCCTTCGCTAGGAACTAACCTAGCGCAGTGGGCTGTACAGCGGGGTGTGTCAGTACAGCAGGTAGCGACTGCAACTGGAGCAACTCGACAGACTGTATATAACTGGTTTACAGGCACAACATTAGTAACTCCCGCGTATCAAGAAAAAGTTTTAATAATACTAAACATACTTAAAAGTATTTCAAAGACTGATGATGCGTGGAAAAAAATTTGTGCTGCTTTAAAATTACATTTCTAAGAAAGAAGGAGACTCAATGGAACCAGAAGAGTTCTTATCAGCAGTTCTACCTTCATCGGGACTGTACTGCGTTTGTGAATTTACTACAAAGAACCGGAATCATTTCTTCTCGAAGACTACGAAAGAGATGGTGCAAAATTCAAACAACTTAGTACAACAGAATATAGATTCTTACTTTGCTCTAGCGTCATTCAAAAGTAAACGCCGTACTCAGGAGCAGGTTGTGGCACAGAAATCTTTATTTGTGGATCTTGATGTAGATAGTGACAAGCCTGACAAAGCGTATGCTACAAAGAAAGAAGCAGAGAAAGCCTTTAAAAACTTTATGAAGACTACAGGGTTAGAAAAGTTTGGGCAACCCATTGTTGTTTCTTCGGGGGGTGGGTATCACATATACTGGCCGTTTGAATCAGAAGTTTTTGATGTGGCTACTAGGTGGGTAGCGTTTACTGAAAACTTTAAACGCCTATGTAAGCAAGAAAATTTAAAGATTGACATGGCAGTTACGTCTGACTCAGCCCGCATACTACGCGTGCCGGGGACTAACAACTTTAAACTTGGGGTGGATAAACCTAGACCAGTAAAAATTCTTAAAGCTAGTAATGATCGGTTTAACTTTGAAGAGTTAGAGCAGTGGGTATCTAGTAAGGTGGTTACTGAATGGCAGGCTCCACAACAAAAAGTTAACGGCGCATCTCCGGAAAGAGTTAAAGAGTTAATTGAAACGACGGAAACAGTTTTTAAAACAATCATTGATAAGTCAATGAAAGATAGTGGTTGTGGACAATTAAGATACTTTATTGAAAACGCCCATGAACAAAACATGGAGCCGTTATGGAGAGCGATGTTGTCATTAGCTCAACCATGTGTTGATGCAGATGAACAGACTATGTGGTTGACTAAGCTACATCCATATGAACCAGAGAGAATGCACGAGAAGTTAGCGCAGATTAAAGGCCCATATTCTTGTGTAAAGATTGATAGTGCGAACCCCGGTGTCTGTGATAAATGTAAACATGTATCAAAGATTACTAATCCTTTAATTCTAGGCAGACGTGCTAAGACATCTACGAAACAAATAGAAGTAGTTGTAGAAAAAAATCCTACTGCCCCTGTTAAACGTCCTGTACCTCCACGTCCTTTCTCATATGGTGCAAAGGGTGGAGTTTATATGGATAAAGAATTAGTAGACTCTGATGGCACTAAGACAACTCAGCAGATAATGATCTTGTCGTATGATTTATTCGTAGTAGATATTCTTCAACATGAATCAGAACACATAGTTCATATGGTTGCAGCTAGACCAGAGGGAAGTGTGGCAGTTACGCTACCGCAACGTGCGGTTGTTTCTAAAGATGAAACAGTAAAAGTGTTGGCGCAACAAAACATCATTGCATCCTACGGACAGGGTAATGATAAAAACTTATTTGCTTATGTTCGTGCATGTGTAGAAGAAGCATCAGTGCAACGAGGTGCAGTAAAAGTGCCGTCTAGTTATGGGTGGCAGGATAATAACTCGTTTGTTTTTAATGAGCAGATCTATACAGCGAGTCGGCCAGACCCTAGACATGTACCCATGCGAGGGCTACACAACTTAAACTCAGCTTGTTCTCCTGCAGGTAGCCTAGACAAGTGGGTATCTATAGTGAACATGATAAAAGCAAAAGAATTATATGGGGTGTTGTGTATGTCACTCATAGGCTTTGGCTCTCCTCTTATGAGATTCACAGGCTTTGATGGGATCACATGGCACTTAGGATCAAGTGCTTCTGGAACTGGTAAGACTTTAGCTCTTGAACTAGCATCCTCAGTATGGGGGCATCCTACTAGGTATAGGGTGGGTAAAAACACATCAGACGTAGCTATGCAACAGCGTCTAGGTTTACTAAATAGTTTGCCACTTATATCAGATGAGATAACAAGTAAGAATAGAAAAGACTTTGAGTGGTTTCCTGCGTTTGTATTTGATATGGCAGAGGGTCAAGGTAAACAACGAATGGAGGCAGGGGCTAACAAAGAACGAGAGAACACAACCTTCTGGGAATCAATGGCGCTACTGTCTTCTAACACACACGTTACAGATTACTTATCAGGCGCTCGTAAGCACTCATCTCAAGGAGAAATACTGCGAGTCTTAGAGTGGAAACCTACAGAAAAAATATCATGGGCTGAGGGAGAAACAGATCAGATATCCGCACTTAAATCTAATTATGGTGTTGCAGGGCATAAGTTTGCTGCATGGCTAGTTAATAATATGGATACAGCAAAGAGTATAGTGGCAAAAGTTAAGGACAAATTAAAAGTAGAGTTTGAGTTTTCAGATGATGAACGCTACTGGTTGGCAGGGTGTAGTGCATTAATAGCAGGGGGCATACTAGCAGGCCGTAAACATGCAGGCATAATTGATTACCCGATACAAGGCATAGTTGAGATACTGAAAAGTATAATTACAGAGTCTCGTAAAGCTGTTAAAGATAATGTACGAACTGCAGATGATGTATTGAATACTTATATTAGAGAATACTACGGTAAGTTTGTCATCGTTAGAAAGAGCGATAACAATCTTGTATCTTCATTTGGTAGTGATGGTGTAATAGATCAGACTATAACTCGTAGTGAGATCTTTGGTAGGGTAGAGCATGGCATGTCACCGGGGTATATAGATTTTTATTTAGAAGAACAACTGCTAAAGAAGTATTGTTCTAGTATGAGCTTTGGATACTCTGACTTTAAGAATCAAATTGAAAAGAAGTATCGAGTGTCATACAAGAAAAAAGATATGTTAGCAAAAACAAAGGGGCCAACCATGCGTGTGAACGCAATGCAAATATCTAGAAAAGAAGATGAAGATTCAATACCCGTGGAAGAAACTTAAAAAGGGGCAAGGATTTTTTGTCCCCTGTTTAAATACGCAAAAGGTTTATGAGGAAGGATTAAAAGAAGCTATATCTCAAAAAGTATTAGATGCTAAAGCTATTATAGGAATTAAGCAGCAACGGCTGGGCGTTCTATTCTTTGTTTAAGTTCTTTAAATTTTTTTGATATATCAATTCTTAATTGTTTAAGTCTTTTTATTTCTTTTCTTTTTTCATCTGCCGTTAAATCTTTACTACCTCGAACAAATGCTTCTCTGTTATTTATTTTACCCATAGTACGCACGTATCTACCTGATGCAGTGCTTAACTGAATACGTGATAAGTTTTTCTGCAAATATTTTTTTGCCTGTTCTGGTTGATTGTTTTTTATAAAGTTGTTGTATGTTTTCTTTGCGCTTGTAGCATCAGCAACTGTTTCATATGCTTGGCTAATTAAATATCCTGAGTCTGTAGGTTGAAAAAAACTTTTTACTAGAGGTACATCTGTGATATCAAACGATGGCTGCTCAACACTTTCTCCTGTAGGCATGGCTTTAAATCCAAGTGCATCTGGAATACTAAGTAGGGCTAACCCCAAAGAACCTGTGTAACCACGCACTATGTACTCTGCTTTTAAAGGCGATATACCAGCGTAGCCTAGTGTTTTTAATAACTCTGGGGTGCTTGATTTGTATTGAGCTATTGGATCTGTGCCAGAAAATCTACCTCCTACAACAGGAGCATCTAAGAAGAAAGAGTAATTAGATTGAGCTTCTATTATAGGTTTTAAAGTTAAAGGTATATCTCCCGGAACACTACGAACCGCCATCTTACCTATGTCTTTTAAAATACTAGAGGCTTTATCATCACTAGCCATTAAACGAACAAGCCCTTCAGGAATGGCTTTAAATATTATTCCTAACTCAAAAGGTATTGGTACTTTAAAAGGCTTTTCCATACCGGGTACTGGCACAAACCAATTACCAAATCTTTGATACGGCTGTGCATTTTCATACGTCTCGTCATCATCCCACGCAATAGCATAAGCTGCAGTAAGAGCAGCTAATAAAGCTCCACGTTTTAATAATTTAGTTTTAATTTTTAATCTATCTTGATAAGTCATAGTGCCTTTCATTGCTCTATAAGTTACATCAAGACCTTGAATGTTTGCTGAAAGAAAAGGAATCATAGCATTTAAAAACATTACACTGGGAGAAACACCTCGCCTAGTAAAGTTCATAAGTTCTAAAGATGCTAACTCAGCTTCACGTTTAGATAGCCCTTGTTTAATAAACGAATCGTAGTTGTTTGCGCGTGTTGCTATATCACCCGATACAGCCAAAGCATCTAAGTTAGCTGCTATCATATGCCAACCCGGTTTGCCTGAAGCTATTCCAGAAAATATTTTTTTAACATCTCTAGGAGAACCAGAGAATACTTGACCGCCACCAACTCCTGCGGCACGAAGTTCTTTTGCAGCGTCACTCTCTCCTTTAGCCATTTTACCTAATGTTTTAAACGCTCCTAGTATAGGTACAGTATTACCTCCACTTGTGAAACTAGCAATCACAGAGTCTCTAAATATCTGACGTAGTGCATAGTCAGGAGAACGAGTAATAAAAGATCTAAAGATATTTGTAGGGATACTAAACACGTTCATTATTCCGGGCAGAGTAGTTTGTATGCCGTCTAATCCTTTAACTAATAAATCAGCAGGCATATCTTTAAATGCTTCTACATTCTCTGGAGTAATTTCCCACGTTGTTTCTTTACCATTTTCTTTTGCAGTAATTGTAGTAGGCTTTTTCTTAACTGCTTCACTAGAAGAAACTTTCTTTGCTATGCCCAAGCCTTCTAGTGTTAAAGCTACGTTTCTTGTAGCTATGTTACGTAACGCAAGATCCATTATTATCTGCGTATTTTGTAATGCAGTTTCTGTAATGTCTCGTGCAAGGGGTTGTTGATTTTTTAAATCTTCTGGTAAACCAACTAACTCTTTAAGCTCTGGCTGTTTAGATAAGTTACCAATCTTAAGAACTTCTTCTCCATCAATAACTAAATCAACTATTCCATCTTTTCTAGGGCGGTACGCTGGGATATAATCTTTTCTTCGTTTTAATTCTCTTGCTTTATTTGCATCAATATACCCTGTATCTGCAAGCAAATTAATTAAGTCATTGTTGTATTCGTTGTAATATTTTCTAGCTTCTTGAAATGCTTTGTTGTTACGGCCAGCCTGTTGTACAGCGTCTCTTTGTGCTTTAGAAATTTTATCTAAGCCTAGCTTTCTTACTCCATCAGGAATAGATTCAGCCCTTTCTATTAGCATGTACCCAGTAAATGCTTTCGTTGCATTAGCATCTTTAAACTTTGCTCTACCAAGAGCTTCTGCAACTTTTTTTATAGAAGATGTTTCTTTTTTTATGTCTCTACCAATGCTAACTTCCCCAGTTTTAGGGTCTTTTATAACTTGTGCTACCCCAGTGGTAGCAGCTTCAGCAACTAGACTTTGGCGTTGGTCATACTTTCTTATAAAATAAGTTAAATCAGTAGCTGCTATTGCATCTAATAATGGATTGCCAAATTTATCTTTTAATGTTTGCCCGGTTATTTTAATTCTTTCTAAGATATCGGCTCTATCAATAAACTGCGTTCGAAAATTAAGACCCTCCCAGTTTGCAGTTAATTTTTCATATTGTGACGTAGGCTTTTCAATTATCTTATCTATTACTTCCATAACATTAATGTTTGGCGTAGTAAATTCTGGCACAGTCGCTGCGGTAGATAAGGAAATTGTGCCGTCTTCATTGCGGTAGGTGTATGCTTTACCTTGTTTAAAGTTTTTCTCAGCTTGACGCATTAAGAAAAATAATTCATCTGTAGATATTTTTGGTAGTGAAATAAAACCAAAGTTTTTTACTAAAGTATTTCTAAACATGTAGACCATATCTTGTAAAAACTTTTTAACTTTACTAGCAAATGTTTTTGTAACAGGTTTATCTAGTTTTTGTGCAGTATAAGCAATGACTTCACGAAGAGCTTTTAGCTGTGCTAGTCGTACAACTTCTTTACTAGATAATGTACCCTCTTCTAGGCCACGTTGTGTAGAACTAAGACTTTCTAAGAATGCTTGTTGTGCTTCTTTCTCTACCCCAAGTTCTCTAGCTAATTCAAATACAGCAGGATTATCTTTTGTAGCAGGGTAAGATTTTTCAACACGTTTAAGTAGCTTATCCATGCCATCTTTACCAAGCATTCCTTCAAACGTGTAGTGTCCTACTAACTCATGGGCTAGTGTAATCTCTAAGTCTTCTATACTTTCGTGATGACTAGTAATTACAAACACTGTGCCGTCAGGCATTACTCCACCTTTTACTCTATTAGCATGGGCGCTCATGTTTTGAAATGCTAAGTTGTCAAGTATCTCGTTTGGTAGTTGAGTTGTATCTTCATAAACATTAAGTGTAATGCCCATCTTTTTAGTCTTAGCTTGCATGTCTTTTAAAAGAGGTGCGGCTTCAGTAAATTTTACTATTCCGAAGTTAACTGCCCCAATTCTATATAAAATGTCTTGCCCAGATATACTATTGATAAGATTAGTAGTTTCAGTGTCATCAAAAGTTTCTATTGGGTCTACGCCAAGACTTTTAAGACTAGCTTTTAGTTTATCTTTTTCTTGTAATTCTTTATCAAGAAATTTATCATACTCACTTGGATCAAAACTTACAGAAGTTTGTGCAACTACAGCATCTGTATAATTTTCTTGTGCATTTTTTAATTTTGCTTGGGCATCTGATAACTCACGAGGCTGTGTTGTTGGGTCTTTTTCTAACTTAATTACTTCAGCTTTAGCATCTGCAACAATAGCTTTTAATTCTTCAACTTCTGTATTTAATTCTTTAGCTACAGTTTTTCTATTTTCAGGAGATACGTTATCAAAAAGTATTCTTATATTATTAGCATGTTCTTTAGCTTCACTAAATAAAATATCTTTATTTTTTGATAATGTTTTTATTGTGCGCTTACGAGTTGCTGCACTATCTCCTTCTTCTTTTATAGTTTGTTTAAAATATTCAACAATTTGTTCTTCAGTTTTAATATCTTTTTTAATATCTTTTTTTTGCCTACTGCTTAAATTTAAATCGTTTAAAGATTCTTTAAGCTCTTTTATTTTTTCTTTTCGTATATCTAAAGTGCTTTGTTGAATATCAAAACCTCGACTAAGTTTTTTATTTTTTATATCTTTTTGTATATCCTCTATTGCCTGTATGTAATTTTGTTGTCTGGCTCGTGCGTGTAGTAACTTACCTTTAAAAGAACTAATCGAGGCTTTTAAACTTTTTTTATCTTTTTCAGACATCTTAATAATCGTGCCTGCTATTTTTCCTTCTTTAATTCCTTCTTCTAACTCTGCTTGCTTGTCAGCGATTATATTTTCATATCTAGGAATGTCATATATTTTTTCTTTTTTTCTTATTTCTTTTAAAGATTGTTTATTTAAGTTTGTTGGGTCTATAACTTCAGTTTCTACTCTAATTCCCGGTAAATCTAAACCTGTTTGTTGTTTAGCTTTTGCATCTATATCAACCTTTGGTAGTTTTGCAAGTTCACTTTTTGTTTTATCAAGTTGTTTTTGTACAACGTCTCGTATAGTTTCAGTTTGTTTGTTTCTAAACTCAAGAGTTTTTTGAGTTTGTTCAGCAGCTTTTATTTTTGCTGGTAGTTCTTTTAATAAAATAGATAGTGTTTCTTTGTACTCAGCCTTTGGATTTTGTTTTGCTTGAGTGATAGCAGTTTTTATAGTTTTTATGTCTGTTTTCAAATCATTGAGTTCTTTTTTAGCAAGCTCTGCATTTTTCTTAATAGCTGCTATATTAGTAAAATCAAACACAGTTGTTGCCAACTTCCCCGGCTCAAGTTCTTCAAGCAATCTTACGCCTGAAATTTTTTTTGATGTTTTTAAAACTCCTTTTGCTTGTAATTTTTTTAATTGATTAATTAATATTTTTTCTCTTCTATTTAATATAGCGTCATTTTTTTTAGCAATCTTTTCATCAGGATTTCTTGGAGCAGCACGGTCATTTTTTAAAGAGTTAAAAGACTCTGAAAGCTCTACAACATTTTCTCTATTTAAAGCTGTTAAATTATTTTGAGCTTCATTTATTTTTTTAAGTTTTTTTAATCCTTTTTCTAATCGATCATTAAAAGGTTTAAGTTTCTCTTCTAATGTTTTTATTTCATCAATTAATTTTTCTTGTTTTTCTTTTTCTGGTTGAATAAGCGTACTAGTATCTTCAGGTGGAATATCTTCAATTTCTTTAAGTTTATTTTCTAAATTTTTAAGTTTTGTTTGTTCAGACTTAATATTAGTTTTAAACTCTTTTATACTTTTTCTTATGTTTGGTAATTTTTTAGGATCTGTAGCAGAATCTTTTTTTGCTTCTTCAAGAATTTTTAAACGCTCTTCTAAATTATTAAGATTAGTTTTAACTGTTTCTATATTTGTAGGAATTAAAAATTCTTTTTGAGTTGTTTCTATTTTTTTATCTAAGTTGTTTAATCGCTTAGTTAATCTAGTTTTATCACTTTGTGTTTTTGCAGTTTTTAAATTTTTTTCTACCGCAGTTTTTTCGTCAGTTAGTTTTGCTATTTTAGTGTTTACTTTTGAAATAACAGAGTTAGCTCTTGTTGTAATTTTTTTTATATCTTCTGTAACATCTTTTAATTCTGTTTTTAAGTTATTAAGATTATCTTGTAAAATATCTTCTTCTTTTCGTTTTATAACTGGGGCAACATCTTTAGGTGGAAGCTCTACTTCTAACTCCGGCTCAGGCTTAATACCTTTACTATCTTTAATTGTTTTTAAATTATCTTGACGTAGATTTTCTATTTCTTTAAGAAGACTGTAGACTTTTTTATCTGTAGGCAGTTCTCCTGTAGGCACATCAGTAATTCTGTTAAGTAGACTATCAAAAGAACTTTTTAATTTTATACGTAGTTGATTTTCTTCTAACTCAGTAAGAGGTTGTTGTTTTTTAGAATTTCTATAAGCATTTACTTCTTTAACAGCATTTTCTACATAAGTTAGTGTTGCCTCATTAGCATCTTTAACAATCCTAGCTTTTAAACTTTTTGCTTTTGATGTATCTCTTTCACTTATTCCAGCTTTTAGTTTTTTTATTTTTGCATCTACGTTAATTTTTTTTCGTTCTAACTCTCTTTGTTGCTCACGATTAGCTGCAGCTAATTTTATTTGCTCTGCATAATACTTTGAATCATCCGTTAATCTTTCTATGTCTTGTTTAGCTTTTGCGTTACGCTCTCTTTCTTTTAAAGTAAGTGTGTCAGTAACACCTAAAAAATTTCCACGATCTAATTTAAAAGCTGCGTCTTTAAAGTTTGTAAATGCAGGCGTTGTAGCATCAACTTTTTTTGTATCTTTAAAAGGAACATCTCTACCTTTTAATTGTTTAGTTATTTGTCTTATTTGATTATTAATATTATTTTTTTGAACTACGGTTAAAAATTGTTTAGTTATTTGTCTTATTTGATTATTAATATTATTTTTTTGAGCTACGGTTAAATCTTCGTTTGCTAAACGATCTTCAAGCGCATCTCTTTTTTGTATTAGATTATCTTCGTTTGCTAAACGATCTTCAAGCTCATCTCTTTTTTGTATTAGATTAAGATCTTCTTGTCTTATTGCTGCACTTTCAACCGCTTGCCCAGCTATAGCTTCAAATCTTTTAGCAGCAGCACTAGTCTCATCGGCTCTGTAGTTATCATCATCGGCTCTGTAGTTATCAATAAGTGCTTGAGCGTCTGCTGCCAATGCGTTTTCAAAGTTTTTTTGATAAGCTACTCCTACAAATTCAGAATATTTGCCTGTAGGTTCTTTATTTAGATCACTTATAGCTGCTGTTTTAACTCTGTTTAAAACATTAAATTTCATTTCATCTTGAGCTAGTTGTAATCCTTTTCGTGTTAGTTGGCCTTTTTCATTAAACAATGTAACTTTTGGAGAAACAGCATTTAACACATCTCCTATGCGTTTTTTATTTAATTCTTTTAACCGTTCGTTAATTTCAGGAATATACTCATAAGCAGGACTTTCTTTATCAACTTTTATACCAAGAGCTTTTCCTGATACAGGAGTTAAAATACCCTCATACAATTGAGCTTCTAATTTTTTTCTAGTTTCAAAATTTGCTTTAGGAAATACTCCTGTCATCTCTAACTTATCAATATATCGCGCATATTTTTCTATGTTCTCATCTGTAAGCAAAGCATTTAGTTGTTCTTGTTCTCTAGCTTTTCGTTTATCAATACCTTCTTGCGGTCTTTGTCGAGCAGATGCTGCAATTGCTTTTAAAGAAGTTCCTATATCTTGGTTATATATTTTGTTTACTTCTGCAACTCTTTTTTTATTCTCTATTTCAAACAAATCCCCTTGATCTGTTTCTTGCTGCACTTCCTCTAACTGTTTGCTTAAATTTGAAAGTTTAGTAAACTCGCCTTTACTACTGGCATTTATCATAGCATTTTTAATGCGAATTTCTTCTTGCTCAACTACAGAACGATCCCTAGTTTTTATTATCTTACGTGGAGTTAACTTTAAATCAGGCGCAATATTTTTTGCTTCTTCAACAACTTTATTTCTGTTAGCTTCTAATCTTTCAAGTTGATTAGTTAATGCACTAATCTTAGATACGTCTGTATCAGTTTTGGTAGCTTCTTCATTTATTTTTATTTGTGTATTAGTAATATCTTCTGACAAACTTTGATACACTCTTGTAAACTCTGCTTCTTGTTCTGCAACTTCTGTTTCTCTTTTTATTTTTGTTTCCTCATCAGGAACAAAAGGATCTCTTAACAATCCTCCAAGAAGATCTGTTTCTATTTCTTTTTTAGCAGCTTCATCTGCAGCTTTTTCTTGAGCAAGTTGTGCTTGTCGTGCTTCTTCATCAGCCACAGTTTTTTGATCGAACCTTGTTTTTCTACCGCCTAATGCAGAAGTAGTTATAGCTTCCGCTAAAGCACCAACTGTAAAGCCAACTCCTGCTTCGTCAATTATTTGATCTCCAACAATAAGAGGTTGGTCAGGATCGTAAACCTTTTGTGCAATAGCATTTTGAATTATGCCTTGTGTTACTTCTGTAGCTGCTTCAAAAACACCTACTCCCGCAGGATCTAATAATCGTTGAGAAAGTTTTGTGCGTAGTTCACCAGCTATCTCGCTATCAGTTTTACCTGTTATACGTTTTAACACTCTAAAAGAAGGAACAACAGCATCTATTAAACCGGGAAGAATACCAAGTCCTGTAGCAGCAGCTACTTCTCCTTCTGTTGCACCTGCTTCTTGCGCTCTTTCACGGGCTTCACCAGCACCTACTGCTCCACCAAAAGTCGTAGCAGCGCCTGTAGCTAGTTGTCCTGTGGCTCTTGTGCCTGCCCCTGCTAATCTTGCTACTCCGACTGCGGCTCCACCCGGCACTAAGAAAGATGTAAAGCTACCAATACCTTCTCCAACCTTTGGAAGAAATCCATATAGTCCTTCAGCATCTCTGTATTCTGGTGCAAGCTCAGGAGACAAGGCTTCACTAACAGCCTCAAGTCCACTTACTACAGGAGTCTCTGCAGACTCTGGCAATAAGGCAGCTAAACCTTTTCCTGCTGTTTCAAGAGATCCAACAAATCCTCTACCAACACCCTTAACTGTTTCTTTAAGAGCGCCTCCAAAAGTAGGATCAGGTAATTCTGGTTCTGGTTCTGGTACTAGTTCAGGTTCTGGCTCAGGCTCTATAGAACGTAGCACTCTAGCAATAGCTTCATCATCTGTTAAAGGAACAGGTGAATCAACTCTAAATGCTCCTTTGTTTGGTATATTAACTTGATAACTAGGCATAAATATTTATTCCCCTAAAGGAGTAACCTTAGTAAGACTATCCTCAGCATCTCCTATAAATTCACGAGCTAGTCTTTTCGCTCTGTCTTCAAGATCTTTTAACTCACTAGCATTAGCAGGATCTTCAGGATCAAATGGTGCTTGCATAGATGCAGATTTACTTCTTGCGTATGAAGAAAGTAATTTGGTGTAAATACTACTTACAGTGTCTGCATAAAGTTTTACTTTACGCGCCGTTGCTTTCTCTCCCAACTCTTGTCTAGCAATTTTATTCGCTTCAGCTTTAAATTTATTTGCTGCTTTTTGAGTTTCTTGAGTTAGTTCAGCACTGACTAAATTTGAAGCTACGGTATATTTAGTTTTTTGATTGTTAGCTTTAGTAGTTTGTATTTGGTCTTCTACTTTTTCAATTTGATTTTCAATTTTATTTACTGCGCTTCTAGTTCGAGCATTATTTTGTTTAGTGGTTAAATCTTTAAGTTCAGCTTTTTTAAAGTTAAGTTTCTCAGTATTGTCTTTAATTTTTTCTAATCCGTTTATAATAGTTGGAGTAGCTGCTTTAGCTCCTTTGGTTATGGCATTAAGAATACCGCCCGGTGTAGAACCTATCTCACCTGCTGCCACTAATAGAGCTTCATATCCTAATTTTGTCTTTAATCCTTTTAAACCTTTCATGGATTCATTAATAAGGTCTACACGGTTTTTAGTTTCATCTCCGTACAAGCGTTGATCTTCTGCTATTCTTGCTTCAATTAATGTGTTAGGATCTGCTTTTAACAAGTCTTGTTTTTTCTTACTTAAAGTAGGTATAATCGTTTGTTCGGTAGTAGGAAAAACACCTTCTAATTTTGTTACATTCTCTTTAAACACTGTACCCGGATCTGAGTAAGCATTTGATGTAATCTCTGGAATAGTTTCAGATTCTATTTTTTTAACAGTTGGCTCTGCGTCAGATGATGATGATGGTGGTGGGAGTGCTACTTTTTTAGTTTGTTCTTGTCCTTCTCTAAAAGCGTCACCTAAATTAAAATTTAAGAGAGGTGTTTTTTTTGTTTCTGTTTCTGTAACTTGGTTTATTTGTCGAGGAGCTACAGGAGTTTGTGAAGAATCTATTCCTGTCATAGCTTTTTCAAGATTAGCTAAATAATTTTGTTTCATCTGAGTATCTTTAGCACGATCAAAGCCGATGCCCGGCGCCATCCTATAAGGATTTTCATCTAGAAATCTTTGTGTTAAAGCATGAGCAGGATTATCTACTTGCTCATAATAAGATCGTTGTCCGGGAATTGATTTATATCTTTTTATTTTTTCTGGAAAAGGATTTCGTCCACTTCTTAACAAAGTTTCTACTCTGGTTCTTTCATCTTTATTAAGATCTTCAAGAATTTGTTGTAAATTTACAAAGCCAGTGCTTTGAAATGCAACTATACCTCCACCTTTACCTGCAGGAGGTTTGCCCCCAATAGTAGCCATTTGATTTTGTGCTGCTAAGTTTCTAACAGCAGGCTGTGACATATCTAAACCCAACCCCTCTTGAGGAGCAGGCGCAGTTAAAGACTGCATTACACTAGGAGGCTTAGGGCCAGCACCTTTAATTTTCTCTGCCGTGTTTTTTCTAGCTTGTAACTCTCCAGCTAACAATAAATACTTTTTACTTCCTACATCTTGTGGACGTTTAAGAGTTATCTCTCGTAACATATTTTTTAAAAACGGTATTCCTTTTGGCCCTTGCGGTATAGCTTTTTTAATTAACGCATCGAGCTTTGCGATGTTAGGATCAGATATTGTAAGTGCCATAGTGTTTACCCTAATAATTTACTAAGTGCTAGTCCAGACAAACCTAAACTGGCTACTTGACTAGCAGGTGCAACAGGTTGTTGATAGATAGCTCGTCCTCCAGTTTGTGCAAGATTAGATGATCCTCTAAGAAGATCAGACATAAATCCTAAACGTGTATAAGGATCAGCTTGTTGTGCTTGAAAATCTCCATACGCCATATCTAACATAGCTTGTCGTTCTGCTTGACGTTGCGCGGCCATTTGATTTTGAAACTGGATGTTTGCTATTTGCGTTTGAGCTTGACGGCCAGCTAAATCTCCTAACACTGCGGCTGATTGTGTAGCTGCTTGTGTTCCTTTTAATCCTAACTCAGCCCCAAACTGTTGATTAGCTTGATTAGCTAAAGCTGCTTGAAGAGCTTGATTTGCTCCTAGCCCTTGCGTTTGTAAAGATGCTGCAAGATTTTGTACTCTAGCTTGTTGCTCAGCATCTAAATTTGCAAGTGCTGTTTTTAAACCGATGTCAGCGCCAAGAGCCTGTACTCCCAATTTAGCAGCACGATCTCTTTCAAACTGTGCTTGTGCTGATTCATAAGCAGATTGTAATCCTTGTGCTTGGATGTCTCCAAGCTGACTAGCTAATGCAGCTTCTCGTTCTCCTTGAAGTAGAGCTTGCCTTGCTCCTCCATAAGTTCCTTGTCTAGCAGATGCTAGGTTTGTAGAAAGTTGAGTTCGTTTAGCATCATCTATTGCAGCTAACTTTTGACGGTCTACAACTTCTTGCATAAACGGAGAACCGTATTTAATTACTTCTTCACTACTAAATTCCGGTGCTACAAGATTAGGATTATAAGTAGTCTGTGCGCCTTGCATACCATATTGTGTAAGTTGTGGCGCACTAACCGCAGTTGAAGTTGGATCATATTGAGAACCTGTTAGCGATTGTAGTCCAGCAGTTTGAGCAAGACTTGCTCCTGCATCAAAGCCTCCGGGTGTTTGTAAATTTTGTGCGGCAAGCCTAGCTTCTTGTTGTGCAACAGTTGGCCCAGCAATTCGTTCTCCTCCATATACTTGATAAGGAGATTTTTCTACATCAGAAAGTGCTGCTGCTTTCCCCAGCACATCTGCCATGTATGGTTCAGCATATTCTGGAATAGTAACTTGACTTACTTGAGTAGGTTGACCTCCACCAGACCCACCTTCTAAAGTCATAGGTCGATTGCCCGGCCCGCCTCGTTTTACAAATGCCCTTTCGGGTAACATTTCATTCCATGCGTCGTTTCTCATATTTTTACCTCAACAATTTTATAACGCTCTTTAGCATCAGCTATTTGTGTCCAAAACCTTGCCATAGATTCTCTTACGGCTCCTTGAACTTTTGTTGCTCCAAAACTTTTTACTAACGTTTTTAATTTATTAAAAGATTCTTTATTAACTATTCCTTTACCGCCCATAGAAATTACAAACGCTACCCTATCATTAGGTAGATTATAAATATTGACGGCTGCTGCGCCTTTTATTAATTTATCTTCACTAACAGCAACTATCAACATCCATTCTCCTTTTGTAATATATACCTTAGTTTGTTCAACAGTATAATCACCTTCACAAAACGCTAGTCCATCTTTTAAAAACTTTTCTACATCAGGCCACACAGTATGGATTAAAGAAAATGGAACAACCTCAACAGAATTCATTAAGCTGGCATGATTTTATTTACATTAACGGCGGGCGCTTGTTTTTCTTTACCTGTCCTTTCTTTACGAACCTTATCCATCATAGCGTACAATCGCTTTGCTCCTGCATTACTAGAGCCATTCCCTAAATGCGAAACAACGTCTGCAGGTATAACAAACTCTCCGTCTGACAGAGCCGCCTCCTGTACATTATCTATATTTGCAGGGATAGTATCACTCATGCCATCTCCCATTCCTCTTAAATACGCACCTCTATTATTTAAATTAGCTAATCCACCCATTGAAAAAAACCGTGGTCTAAAATAACGAAGCTCATCGGTGTCTTCATCTCTTGCACCTGTTCTATAGGCTACGCTCTGAGTGCTGGGATCATAATCGTAATTTTTTATTTGTCCTGTTTTTTTCTTATATTCATAAGGCTCTTGGTCAAGCATAGGAGTAACAGAAGTTAGTCCATACTTAAATAAATCTCCTCCTGTACCAACAAGTTCTCCTGCTTTGTTTTGTGATAACCCTTGAACAAAAGCCTCACGCCCTCCTTGAGTTCCTAAATTAGTAAGACCTTCTCCAGCTAGGCTAAAATTTTGCCCTGTTGTTTGAATGGTAGGGCTTATAACATCAGGATTAATACTAGGAGGCACTGCAGCTTCAGCAGCTTTTGTCACACCGTCTACAGTTGTTGCTTTTACAGCCTCCCTACCCGGTGTTATTCCGCTGGGTGTAGCAGCAGCACCTGATGCAGTTAATCCTGCTCCAAGCCCTCCTCCACCATATGCTCCAAGCCCTGCAGTTACGCCTTTTTGTAGATCGTCTGTTACTAATGCAGTTCCTCCTCCAACAATAGCTCCTGCCATCATAGGATTAATCACCCCTTGTGATCCTATAACTAAAGCAGCGCCAGCTAACGTAGGAAGAATGTCGTCAAGAAACCCAGCTTCAGGAAGTCCTGTTGAAGGATTAATACTTAGACTTCTATTATATTTTTGAGCTAAAGTTTGCAATCCTCCTACTTCAGAGGGAGTCATATGAACGAGCATTGAATCATTACCACGTCCTTGAGATTGTATTGCTTTAGCTAACGGTTGCATATTATTCATATTTTATCCAATAGTAACTGTTACACTACCTAAAGATGTTGTTGCACTAAGACCAGCTACGCCTACATCTTGCGGTAATAATATTTTAACGTTTCTTCCGTCTCTATACAAACTAAAAGGCGGTAATCCTACAGGTGCTTCTGGTAAATCTGTTAATGTTAATCCTTCTAGGTGCAAAGGATTTTGTGAATCCAAATGCGTAAAGTATATATTTAATACTCTAACTAATTGATCTAAATAATTTCTGTCGTATTCTTGTGGCGCTAAAGGAAGTGGAGGCGCACGAAATGACCTCATTGTCATTATCTTCTCCCATCAGGACGACCGTCTAATCTAGGAGAACCTAACTTCCATGTTGTGCCAAGAGTGTCAGATGTAATTTTAAACCCCATCTGTCTTGCTCTTGCTCTTAAAAATACTTGTTCAGTATATACATTTACATCTGTTTCTATTACATTTTTATCATTCTCTACACTATACGTGCTACCCGGAAAGTTTCTAGGTTTTACTGTCATCTTAACTTTAGGCTCATTAGCATTAGAACCTGTAAAACTTACATCGGGGATAATTCTATTAACTAAAGTAAACTTATCTCCATCTCCAATATCAAAGTCAGATGAAGTTATAAATGATGTCATAGCTGAACCATCTGCATCATTACCTATTTCGTGGTTAAACAAAGTATCTTCTCCAACAGCTTGTGGATTATTTCGTAAGTTAGCGTCTAACCAAGCACTTCTATCCAACGATCCATAAAACCATAAATTATCTTGATAGTTATAAACTACGTAAGAATCATTTTTAGTGCTATTAGCAGAAGGATAAAACCACCACACTTCACTTTGAGATTCTATAGTGCCTGCATATACATATGCTAGAGCATCAAAGTTAATATTATTAAATACAAAGTCTCTAAGTGTGCAAGGAAGCGTAGCAACTTTTCCGTTATAAAGATAGAACTTATCTGCTCCCATCCAATAAACAACATTACTTGCCCCTGCTACGCATCTAGGACTGGCAACAGAAATATTAGTTTCTAACTCTTGAAGACCAAAAACATCTGTTGTGCCAAGAAACTGCATTGAATGAAGTGACATATCTGTAAAAATTAATATCTCTTGTCTTGTTCTAAACGCAGTTATTATTTGTGAACCACTACTAACTCTTATAAACCCTGCACTATTAAGAGTAGATGGAGTAAAATTCTCAGGCTCATCTTGATTAGCAAAACGAATTAATAAAGGATCAAACGTATCTCCACCAAAAGGTGTCGCCCCAAAAGCAATAAGATGCCTATCTACTTGAGACACCATAATCTGGCCCACTTCATCAGGAACATCAGAAGCATTTGAACGGCTTGATAATAAAACTGCCCTAGTTCCTAACACACTTTCTGGGTCTGCGTTGCTGCCTCTCTCCCAATAATAAATAGCTCCTTTACCATCAGTGTTAACATTCATAATTAAATCATTATCAAAATTATCAAAAAACCAAACAGTTAAAGGATTTATTACAGGTTGTAAAGAACCAGAACCCCAAGTTGATCTACCCCACGTAGATGTATTCCAGCCATATCCAAAAGAAATAAACCCACTGCCTGCGGTTATTTCATACGTGCCTACAGTAGCTCCACCACCATTACCACTGTCACTGCTGTTTGCAAGAACTTCCTCCCCACTGGTATTTTTAGCGGTAAATGAAAATGTGTTGTCATTTATTTTAGTTACTTGATAATTTTGATTTAAAACTGAGGCTGTGATGTTTCCTCCAAGAGTCGCTGCGTCAGAAAAAGTGACAAAATCTCCAGTTGCTGCCCCATGTGATGCGTCCGTAACAGTAATAGTAGAAGAACCATTACTAGCAGCAAATGTTACATCTCCAGCACTTGTTGTTGAACGTATTGGTGTAATGTCGTTTAAATTACTAGCAACTTCTATATATACTTTATTGTTTGTACCTATAGCTAAAAAATTGTCTGAAAAAGAAGTTATCCATCCAAACAAAGCTCTACATGTTCCAGCTATCCTAGATGTGTTAGTTTGCCAACCTTTTATTTTTTCTGGGTATCCTTTTAAAAATCTAACTTTATCGCACTCATACCACCCGCCTTCGTTAGAATAGTTTGTAACATCTTGATTAATGCCGGGTTTAAATTGAAGTTTTTGAAGTGCCATATTAATTATTAAATGTAATTATTATTTTAAACTTACCTTGTTCTTCTACACACTCAACATCTAAATCTTTTAAATGTTCAACAATATCAAGCACCAGCCACTTTATGTCTTCTGGTTGGTATTTTCTACCCTCTAATTCTACAGTAATCTTTGCAACTTGTTTGCTACCATCTTTTCTTTGTGTAACGACTCTCATATTAATATGACCAGATAGTTGGGCGAGGTCTTGTAGGAGAGTTTTTTAAAGTATCTAAATGTAAGAACCTCGCCCCACCTTTCTGATTTACTCCAATCCCTGTAAATTTTAAATCAAATGCTAATAATAAAAGTATGTAAGCCTCTTCTCTACTTACTAAAATATCTGCCGCTTGTCCTGTAGTATGTGATCCACCCTTACCTTTTTTCTTTGCTTCTACCGGATGAGTAGGGTCACGAAAACCAGAGCTTATTTTCATAGGTTTACCATAAGCATTTCGCAGTTGGTTTAACCTTGCTATAAACTCTGATTCCATTTCACACTTACCTGTATGAGAACAAGTAAATTCTTTTTCAGAAAAATATTTAGATGCTGACCAATCTACACTCATTATTTTTTCTTTCGTTTGAGACTGTTTTTTATTGTATCTGCTTGTTTTTGATGCATTTTAGATGCTTTTTCAAGCTCTCTGACTAATCTTCTTTTTTGTGCAGTTGTTAATTCACTCATATTCTTGGCTCTTTCTTTTCTAGTAACTCATTAATCTCGCTAGATTTTTGTTTACTACCTACGGATGATCCAAAATAATATGCCAAAACCATAGTAGTGGCAGAATTTAAAGCACCCAACACGTACACCAAAATATCTTTTGCTCCTGAGTTTATATCGACATCAACAAAAATAATAATTAAGAATAAACCAAAAGACATAGATACTGTGCCTAAAGCAAGTATTGGTGTCACAGTTTTATTTAACCAACTGGCATTTTCGCTAGTAGCGATAGCAGTTTCTCGTCTTCTAGCTGAGTCTCTATCAGCATATTCAGCCTCAAGTTTCGCAAGCTCGCCTTTTTGCTCCATGTCTTTAAGCTCTTGCATAGCTTTGGCACGAGCAGCAGGATCAGGGATTAATCTCTCAACTAATTTTTCACCTATCGGTAGTAACCCTGTAAGTAGCTGTAGCATCTTTAACTCCTATGATTTGTAAAACTTTTTCATCAAGGTGCAACCACCTTCTTTTGTCTCTCGTATGACCCATGTAAAAGCATCATACCCATTCTGACATTGATAAACACACTTACCATTTTCGTACCAACTTAATCTACAGTAATACTCCTCTATATGTGACTCTGTTAGTGTTGTTAACATAAAAAATATGCTAATCATTTGCTTGCCTCTTGAATCATGTCGATTAAAAAGTAAATCATA